AAGATTGCAACAATTGGAAAAGCAGTTACAGACATTGGGAATATATCAATACCAAAATTTGGTGCTTTAGGACTGGGAACAGATTACGCTGGACTAAAGCGTACTGCTGGATATCAGGCTGCTAGAAATAAGGCTTCTGAGCAAGGCGGGGTAGTTGGCAGCACAAAGGCATATGGAATAGATATACTTACTGGAACATTTGGTAAAAGATATCAAGATCAGCTGGACGTATACAATAGTATTCAGCAAAAGGTTCAGTCTGCAAGTACTCAGATTTCTATTGCATTCACACAAGAAAAAGAGTCTCTTGCTTTGCTTAATGCTCAATATGCTGATGGATTAATAACAAAACAAGAATATGATGCACAGTTTGCTTTGTCTTTATCTAATATTGATTCTCTTGAGTCTACTTCAAAGAAACTAGTAGAAGAATTAAATAAGCTTGATTCAAGCGGTGGATTGGCAGCAGCAGCACTCAAGGATCTTGGCAATGAAGCTTTATCAGCACTAAAGAAGTCAAACCCAGCCTTGTTTAAGAAAATAACAGAGGCTTTATCAAAGTTAGACAGCGCTGCCCAAATTGATATTTATATGGCATATGCAAAGGGTAGCCTAACAATATTAGACTTAGCAAAAATTCCAGATATTTTAAGCAAGATTAATGGAAAAACTGCTACAGTTGCATTAAAAATAATTGCCGAATCTGGACTAAGAAAGATTTAGCAGCAGCTAAAAAAGCAGAAGCAGATGCGGCCAAAGTTAATAAAACACCAACCCTAAATACAGATGACAAGCCTACAAAAACAACATCTTCTGGTGGAACAGGGAAACTTCTTGATCTTTTTGATAAAGAGCTAGAGGCATTACGAAGAAAGCGAGATGCGCTAAAAGAAGTTAACGATGAGTTGGATCGTCAAAACCAGTATCAAAAAACTCAAATGAATTTAATGAATGAGGCTATTAAAGCAAAAATGACTGGTGATTATCTAAAGGCAGCATCTTTGCAACAAGAGTCTATGTTTGAAGGCGCAAAGTTTACTCGTGAAAGCCGTATTGTCCAGATGGATAAGCTAATAAGCTTAACGGAGGCAAGAAAAGCAAAATACGAAGACACTAAAAAGTTCACGGCATCAGATAAAGCATTTTTAGAAAAAATAAGATCTGGAAACTATAGTAGTTTAGTTCCTATGCCTACTACACCAAATGTTGGTTTTGGAGCAAAGCCTACAAATACTGCAACTAGCACAAATGTTGGTGGAGCAGTGTATAATGTAACTATGAATGTAACAGGGGCAAATGCAGAAGAAATATCAAGCAAAGTATTGGCAAAACTAAAACTTATGGAAAGCAAGAGTAATAAAAACAACAAGGTGGCGCTATAATGCCATACGCACTTCAATCAGGATTACAGGTATCTATTAACGGAACAACCTGGTATAAGCTCACAGACCACAATAGAAGTGAGATAGAGATTACTCCGACACTTATTGAAAAAGAAGCAAGAACTGCAAACGGAACATTGAGAAAGTTTGTTGTTGCCAAAAAGGATGTTATTTCTGTAGGTTGGAATTTCTTACCTTCAAAGCCAGCAAGCACTGGTAATGTATCAAACGATACAAAATTTTCTATTGTAGATTCTAATTACGCTGGATCCTGGATGCAATCATTTTATAATGCAAATGTTGGAATACCTATTTATTTAAAAATTATCTCTGCAAAGCACACAGACCCAGCAACTGGTGCTGCACCTTCAGATGCTACCTACGTCTCTTCATCAACTGGAGAAAAAATATACCAGGTCTTCATGACTGGATTTTCTAAGACAATAGTAAAAAGAAACCCCGTAACCGACTTCCTTGATATTACCCTAGAGTTTACGGAGATCTAATGCTTAGCAATGTTAGCTCTACAATTTTTTCTGACTCTAGATCAATTAAGTTAAGCCCGCTAGTGTCTGCTGAGTGGAATCAAAATATTTTTAACGCCCCATATGCAACAATAGCTGGAGATGGAAATCTTCAGAATAGTCTTGTTACTACAACTACACTAACAAATGTAACTGGTGCTAGTGCAAAGCCTGGATTTACAACCAAAAAATATGTAATGACGGCAGACCAAAACAAGATTACATATACAGTAACACCAACTTCTACTAGTAGCGCATTTAAAATTATTACTTTTATTAAAACAAACAAAAATTATCCTATTATTGCTAATATTTATGCACAGGGTAGCTCTAGCCAATTTGGCTCATCAAGTATAGAAATTAATTCTTTTGGGTGGACAAAGGTAGAGACATATATAGGTGGTTCTTCTAAGATAGACAATATATCAAGTTTTACATATAGTATTGTTCTTAATAGATTTAGCACAGCGGATCAATTCCCAGAAGTTATATTTACAGTTCCAGAAGTATATGCTGTTAGTTATTTTGACTATCAGTATAATACAATATGGAACGCTGACTCTGTTTTTACTAACTTCAGACCAGGCGAATCTTATGTAAATACTGGAAGCTCAAAGTTTTCATTTCCTTCAGAATTTAGAAAATTAACAAAAGATATTATCGATGGCTATACAGCAGATACATATATGCCAGTCAGCCCAATTATACAAAATCCTAAAATAATTAATATTGCTGCACCAGTTCCATTTTATAAAAATGGCTTAATAAGCGATATGAATCAATACAAGTATTTTGTATCGGACACAACAAATAAATCTGTCACTGGCCTTTATGACAAGGCTGGTATTGCAACAAATAAACTTGTTATAAAGTTTAATACTATTATGGCTGTTCCAATAGTCAATATTTATATTGATGGAACAATGATATCTGTAGATGGATCTACTTCTATAAGTCTTGCTAAAGACGTTGCAAAAGAAAATGGTGGAATCAGAGAGGATGCTGGAGTTCTTGTTCTGTACTGGACTGGCACCACTTGGAGCAGATCAAGATGGACATCTATGCCATCTTTTAATGCAAGCGGGGTAATTGATAAAATAACATCTTTAACTAAAATCACAGTAACGCAAGTGTCTAATACAGTTAGATCAGAGTTCAGTCAATATGATTCATCAACACTAGATTCAGACATTACAAGAATGCAGGTTATTGAAGTTTCTCCAAGAATTGAAATAGATTTAAGCCCATATGTTTTATCATTTTCAATAAATAAGTCATTGGATAGCAAAGAAACATACTTGCCAATATCATCTATTAATTCAGACGATGCAAGCGTTGTTTTGTCAGGTATTCCTCTTGGAACAGCATCATCTCCAGTTCCTATATTTTCAAGCCAGAGCAACAAGTCTTCCTCTACATTAAGCGGAATGCTTAGAAAAAATATTAAGCTTTATATTAACTATAATTTAGACAACTATTTTGATAACACCACAAAAACCTTTATGACCCCCAATACACTAATTCCTGGAGGAGTTTTTTATTCTGATACATGGGAAGAGTCTGACGTTAATGAGGTTTCTATTCAAGCGTTTGATATTGGGCGGTACTTGCAATCAGCCCAGGTATCAGATTATGTATCAAGTTTAAGATCAGTTATAGATGTTATATCAAATATGCTAGACCTGTCTGGCTTTACTGATTATGATTACAACTCTTTATACGATGTTTGCCATAATAACAATACCCCATTAGATCTTGCATATTTTTATGTTAACTCTAAAGACTCTACAATTATTGATGCCCTAAATCAAATATTTTTGCCATATCAAATAGGTGCATATATAGATGAGTACGGCGTAATGAGATTTATAAGCCTATCTGATATCTTATCAAAGTCTAATGCAGATATAGTAATGGATGAAACTACTATTCTAGACAATGGCTACGGCGTAAATAATAAAGCAAAGCCAGGTAAGATTTCTTTAAGATATCAGCTACCAAAAATTAAATATTCTCCATCGGTTAATAATCTTTCAATCGATGGAAACTCACCATCCTTTATCTATACTACTGGAAATGAAATTGTATGGGCTCAGCAAAACTCTGATTCTGTTGGAATGAATTATTTAAATCAAGATATGAATGACACTCAAACATTTTTCCTTATAGATAAAAATGATCCATTAGATATTTTCCATACCTTTAGCATTAATAATAATGGTTATGCGTTTATAGAAAATGAGATAGTATCGTTTTTATATAAAGAATATAATCTAAGTGACGATAACGGAAACGCAGAGACTATATCTGTAAAAAATCAAATAGACCTATCTGGAGAAATGAATAGGTTTAGCAAAAACTATGTTGTTGGTCTTAAAACAAGCAATGGAACACAAAAGTTTGACTACAATGTTAACGTTGGCTTTACTGGTAAAATAACAAATATTCAGCGTGGCATGTTTGGTACTAAGGTTGGGGCCCATACTGTTCTAACTAATGCAAACCAAGCAAGCAAAAATATTCTTTGCAAAAATTTATCTTCAACATATTCAATTTCTGGAGATGGGACATATACTGCAGCATCATACAATCAATTTACTCCAACTACTCCAACTTCTGGTAAAACGTTATTTTTCCCAGCAACAGAAAGAAGCTCGGTAGTAACAGATTCTGGTACTGAGCCATACAAAACATATTCTGCCAAATTTAATTTTAAAAATGGAACCGAGAGGTGCTCTGGAGGAGTATTTTTTAATTTAGATAGTTCTCAAACTAGTGCTAATCATACAACGTTTGTAGAGTTAATTAGATATAATACTTTAAAGTCTGACGGGGTGACATGGAACTCTCCAGCAATATATAGGTATGCATTAGCCGTATATGAAGTAACAGGGACAGCTCCTACTATTTTGGCTTACGCAGATGTAACAAGTGTGGTAAATACTGTTATTGCTAATTTTGAAAAAGTCCTATACAAGTCTGGTTCTGGGGCAAATACTACATATGTACCAGTAACAGACTTTAGGTATGCATCTTTTAATCTAAGAGTTGCAACATATAAGTCTACGGGTAGTGATGGAGAATCATCGTCTATTAAAAATCTTATGTCTGTTTTTCTTAATAATTATGAAATTACAGGGTGGAAAGTACAAAGTGGACAGGCTTGGCTTCCAATTGATCTAAATGAACAAACTGGTTTGCCAAAGAGGGTAAGCTTTTCTCAGAATATTTCTGCTGGTACTATATTCGGTGCTTTTATTTCTACAGACCCAATAGTTATATCAGAAATAACATACCCAGCACAAAGTGGAACAGATGCTGGAGGAGTAAGAGAAATACATGCAACACAAAAAGCTTTGATAGAGAGAAGTGTTAATTATTATTTCCAAGATAGAGATTTCTTAAATGGAATGATTCAAGGCCAAAATGTATTTTCAAAATCTAAATCATATTTGATGCAGACTAAACCAGAGGTAGTAGGAATTAATACATACGATGTTCAATATACAACCCCTGCAGCAATTAGCGTAGATGTATATCCAGTTCAATATCTATTAAAATATTTCCCAGGCACCGATGTTGTGGATCAACAATATATGCAGGAAAAGTTAGTAGACCAGTATGCACTTTCATATTCAACCATATTGAATACTGGATTTAGGGCAAAGTTTGCTATTGCAAACAACTCTTCTCATATGGTGTTTACGCAGCAAGATCCGTCAGAGCTACTACAGGTTAAGTCATTCTTAAACCTTTGGACCTTTGAAATTATCGCACCGTCTGATCCAGAGGTCCTTGAAAAAACAATAGATCCATCAAACATGTCTGAGGTGGTTCAGTTAGACTCAAACTGGATACAGTCCAGAGAATCTGCAAATAGTCTGCTTTCTGCTATCTCAAAAGGAATTGATATCTTTGATAAGGACATATCCTTACAAATATTCGGTAATCCTCTAATACAGGTTGGAGATGTTGTACAGATTAGCTATAATCTTGGAGGCTTAAACCAACAAAAATATGTGGTTCATTCAGTAAACCACTCTTTTGATGGAGGGCTTTCTACTAGCCTAGTGCTAAATATGATTGACCAAGGAGTAGCGTATTAGGCGCTGTCCTAATGATATAATTGTATATAAAGGAGAATAAATGGCTTACGTAAAAATATCAGACCCAGCAATCATAGATTTGGCGGGTATTCAACAAATTATCAGTGTTGTTAACCAACATAGTGATTATTTAAATGTTCTTATTAATAGACTTTCTGTTACTAATCCACCAGACTGGACATCAGATGATATAGATGCTCTAAATGATTTAGCAACAACAACAATTGCATACGGTAAAAGAAAAATTGCTGATAATTCGCAGCAAAGATTTTTAACAGCGGGCGGTAAAAGGTTTTATGCAAGACCAGTTACATTTGGTTCTGGAGTATCATTTTCACAGCCACCAAGAGTTGTGGCTACAGTAGATAACTCTGAACACTCATCTAATACACAGTTAGACTTCATCGTGTCTGTTCATAATGTAACTACTACTGGATTTACAATTAGATTGATGAGAGCTGGAGCACAGGGAACATTAGAGCTTGATGAGGACATTCTGGTAAACTGGGTAGCGGTAGGACCAAGGTAGTAGAATAAATGGCATCAGAATATAAGTCGCCGTTTTCTGTTAGCAAGCGACAAACAATATTTATTGATTCCAAAGATCCTAGAGTACGTGATTATCAAGCAGCGCTAACAGCAGCAAGAGCTGGAGCAGAAATTGTTATAGTCAACGGAAATGGTGGCTCTTTGCTAGCATCTTCTTTTGCTGCAAATACAATTAACAGACAATCTTCAACAGCATCTGGAACCCCAGTAGCAATTGAAGGAAAAACTCCTAGCGTTATAACAAATCTTGCTGCTACTTGGCAAGAATTTAGTAGCGGACCAGCGCTTGTTTTTACTTTTGATATAGATCTTACATCTACAGATAATGACGGTGTTGATTCTTTTAGATTTACTCTATCAGATGGAACAGTCACAACGCCAACTCTACAGTCTGCAAAACTTAATAAAACTTCTGCTGCACAAGAAATTATTTTTTACTATGCAGATAATGCAAAATATTTTGGAATTTTCCAAACAACATTTACACAGTTTACAGTAAGCGCACACGATAAAGGTGGAAACATTGGTCCATTTGCAATATTAACTAATATTCCAGTTTATGTGGCAGATCTATGTACTCCAACAATAACAGTTTCAAGTATTCCTATGGGCTATAGCGTTGCACTAACAGATGTTTGTACAAAGCCATATGAATTTATATCGGTAGAAGAAATTGTATCTAGTGCATCAACAGCTCCAACAACGGGGTATCAACAAGTATATTTAAGTAATATTAAGCCAGCAAACATTGTAACGCCTACTACTGAAACAAGATGGGTAAAAGCAAGATACACAAGTAAATCTGGAGTATACGGACCTTACTCTAATCCAGTTCAAGTTACTCCTACAAATCCAATCTCAGTAGACTTAATTCCACCAGCAGAAGTAACTGCGGTATCAGCAGCATGGTCTGGAGATAATCTTGTAATTAGTTACACCCTACCAACATCCGATGCTGGAGTTAGATTTAAAGTAGCACTTACCGCACCAAACTCTGCAGTTGGATATTTTTATGCTTTTCCAGTTCCAGGAACATTAAATCAAACATTAACAATTTCTAAAGACGATTTATTTTTTCAATTTCAGACGCACTATTCATCATATACTGGATTAATAAAAAGCATAGACTCAGCAGACAACCAGAGTGCTGGCGTTGCATTTACGGTTCCAGTGAGGTCATGTTCTCTTACTGGAGTTGTTCCAACTTTTACAAGCACTGCTCTTGTTAATGGCTACAGCGTTTCTTTTTCATTGCCACTAAATGCAGTTTATGCTGAAATATATCAAAAATATACAAGTTGGTCTGGAGTTACCCCAGTAGATTCTTTTACTGGTTCCTATGCATCTGGCGGGGCAGCTGGGACAAATACAGTTACTCTATCTAGTGTAATATCCAATAAAGGTGTTACTGTTTCACCATTGGTTGGATATCGTGTTATTGGAGAAGGAATACCAAATAATACTTATATCACAGCAGTATCTGGAAATCAAATAACAGTAAATAATAATTTTACAAGTCAGGTCTCTGGATCAGTAACAGGATATGCAATAGTATATTCTGGATCTGGACCAGCAAACATAACATCTACGATATATGCCAATACATATTTGCTTGTTAGATTCTACGATGACTTTGAATGTGCATCTAGCTACTCTGAAGAACAAATTGTTTTGCCACTTTCTCCAGTCACTGTGGATATATCTGGCCCTGGAGATGTTGCTACAGTAAATACTCCAACAAGCGGAATAGACACTTCTGGAACTTTAGGTTTTAACGGATATATTAATTTAACTTGGACTGCAGTATCAGATACCACACTAAGAGGATACAGAATAAGATTTACAACAGACACAGTTAGTGCAGATCCAGCATATGAATATGTAGACTATCCAGTAAGTCAGTCTAATCCACCAACAGGAACTCTTTCATATAAATTGTCTGGACTGGCAGTAGGAGCAACATACAAGCTTGGTATTGCAACATATGATCAATACAATAATACATCTTCATCTTATACAAATTTTTCTAATGCTACTATATCTGGAACTCCAGCAATAACAGATTATATAACTGCTGGAAGTTTTCAGTTTGGTCAAGGAGTAGACCCTTCTAACACAACTGGAATAACAGGAATGAAGCGTGGCTTATTCTTTGATGATAGCAATTATTGGTTCTTAAATTCTTCAGATAGCGCAAGACTAAAAGTTGGAGGGTCAACTAGCAACTACCTACTCTGGAATGGAACTAAATTCACGGTAGATGGAGATATAACTGCAAGAGGTGGATCATTTTCAGGAAATATAGCATTAACTACAGCAGGCGCATCTATATATAGTGGAGACGTTACAACAAGTCCAGGTAATTTAACTGGCGATGGTTTTATTTTTAATAAAGATGGTATTTTAATTCGTAAGGGTACAAATCAGGTATCACTAGACACAACAACTGGAAGTGTTACAGCAAATGCTGGAAATATTGCAGGGTGGACAATAGATAGCTCTAAAATTGAAAGACAGGACCCATCTAGCACAAAATGGGCAGGCCTTTCATCAACAGGAACATATAAATTCTGGGCTGGAAGCACGGTATCTACTGGAGACACAACTCAGTTTGCTGTTGATAATACAGGCAAGGTTTATACAAGCAATATACAGATATCTGGAGGAAGCATAGATGTAGGTGCTGGGCCATCGGTAGCAACTCCTGGAACTGGTTCTAGCGGAGGAAATACAGTATCAGTTAGTAGCGCATCTGGAATATCATCTGGTATGTTGGTATTTGGAACTGGAATTGCTAGCGGTGCAGTAGTTTCTTCAGTATCTGGAACAACAATAACACTAAATAAGGCTAATACTGGTTCTGTTTCTGGATCAATTAGATTTGTACCAGCATCTGGTGCACACATAACATCATCTGGAGATTTTTATGTAGCAAACGGAAATCTTAATGGAAATATTACAGCTAAATCTGGAACCATTGAAGGTAATTTCCAAGTAGTATCGGGGTCATTCTATACAGGAACAAGTCCAACAGAAACAAGCGTTATCATAAATGATAAGGGTCTAGCTTCTATTGGAACAAGCAATGCTACATTAACAGCTATTCTAAATACCCCAATTACTTCAGGAAATATTCCTTTAGGAAATCAACCAAGTGTTGGTAATCTACCATCGCAAATTACATTCTTTACAAAAGCAGCCTTAATCGGAGGCTGGGTTGTAAATGATACAAGCATTAGAGATAGGTCCCAACAGTTTATTCTTGATTCAGACAATAAGAGAATATCAATTACTGGAGTTATTGATGTTTCAACAAACTATGCTGCAAGATTTGGAACTGACAATTATAACTCAACAACAGCTTCTTATAATATTATAGAGGCTGGTATTACAGGGCTTACTCCAAACTTTTACGTAACTAGGTCTGGAACTTTGTATGCAACTGGTGCAGTAATAAGTGGAAATGTTGTCATAACTTCAGGTACAACTTATAACCAAATTACACAGGCAGAAAATAATGCAACAGCAGCAAATAATAATGCAACTATTGCTGTTAACACTGCAGCTGGAAAAGCAAAAGTATTTAGACAGGATAACGAGCCTACTGCTTTAGCACAAGGCGATATTTGGATAGATACTAATGATAGTAATAAAATGTATGTTGCAAGCGGTGCTGGAACTGGAGTATGGGTCTTATCGCAAGACTCCGCAACAGCGCAAGCAGCAGCAATAGCAGCAGCTAGCTCAGCATCAATAGCAAATAGTAGATCACAAAAACTAGATTCAGTTACTGGTGATTTGATTCAAGGACTTACGCTAACAACTGCTGGAAGTATTTATGCTAATAAATCATCATATACAAATGATACAACAACTGGTTGGTATATTGGTTGGAGAAGCATTGGTGGTGGAAGTTTTACACCAGCTATTAATATCGGAGGATCTAACGCATGGGTAAAATGGGATGGTAATGCTCTAGATGTAAAAGGTGATATTACAGCTACTACAATGACTTCAACTGGAAGTTTTAGTTTTGCAAGTGGTATACTATCTGGTACCGCAAGCAGTGTAACTATTAATGGTGGAAACTTAGTTCTTACAGATTCAACTGGCGGTGATGATGGAACTGCTGGAGATCCTACGGTAACTAGAATTATAAATCCAGGAAATGTTGGTGGTGTACCAGATGGTAAAATAGTAACAGGTAGAGCAATTTGGTATGGTGGAAATAACACTCCAACAAACTCAATTACATCTAGATATGCATTTAATAATACATTCGGAGCAACGCAGGGGTACTATAATGGTCAGCCAAGATATACATCTTCAAATCCAGGAAACTTCAGTACTGGAGACCTTTATATGACCATAGTGTGATATTATGCCTATATATAGATATAGATCTGATAACTATTCAGATGGTAAAAAGTGGAATGCTATATCAAATATTTATAGATTTAATGCTGCTGCTACAACTAAGTGGCAAAAGATTAAAAAGATATATAGATATAATGCATCTGCTTCAACAAAATGGCAGTTAATATTTTTATCAACAGATGCGCCACAGCCTACATCACCAACCTCATCTCTCTTTGTTCATTCAAGCACGTACGGCACTGTAGGATCCACTACAGAGTTTTATAGTGGAGATGTAGTTAGATTAAGCAGGGGTGCGTGGACAGGTAGTCCAACTTCATACCAGATGAGCATACAGGCTTCTACAGAAGCTGGTTCTGGGTATTCATCTGTTGCTACTGTTACGTATAACTCTAGCTCTAGTCCAACAGCAGCAAATACAACTAATTCAACATATATACCATATACCATTACATCATCAGATGCGCTATATCCATCATATTATATTAAAGGAAGGGTAGATGCAACAAATTCTGATGGAACAACTCCACTAGAAACACCAGCTATATTACTAAGGGTAGGTTTTGGTTTATCTGGTTTTACTATATCTTCAATAACAGGAACTGGTGCAACATTTTCATGGAACATAACTGGTACTCCAAGTGCATCTTCTTATATCTATAGCCAAGTTTTAACAATAAGAAGGGTTTCAGATAATGTTGTTGTAAAAACTGTCAATATAACCCCTGGAACTAGTACCGTTAGTGTTTATGATAGTATCAATATAGCTACTCAAACACAATATTATGCAAAGCTCGTGGTAACTGCAAACGATAGCTGGAGAACTAGCGCAAGTCCAACAACTAACACAGATGATTTTAATTTATTTACAACAGTTGGTCCAGCTCCAGTAAATACCGTTTCACCTTCAATTATTCCAAGAAATAACAGAACGCCTCCTTTTGGTTATGCAGGGTATTTGCCAGTATCAACATCTCTTACCGCTAGCCAGGGTACATGGAATAACGTTAGCGGAACTACAACATATAGGTATGATTGGTATAAAGAAGATTCTATAACTGGAGCCTTAACATCTAATTTAAATGTGGGCAGCGGATTTTCTTACGCAACAGGAGATGTTGATGATTATGTATTTGTACAGGTAAAAGCTACAAATACAGATGGACAGACAGGTACGGGAACTTCTGGATCATATATTTTAGGTCAAAGAGTTGTTGTTGGAACAATATCGCCAACAAGCGTAACTCCAAATCAATCAACTAATTTTACATTTGCAATAAGTCATTATCCAACAAGTTATACTATAAACTGGGGAGATGGAACTAGTAATGAAACATACACAGTTTCAGACAATACATCTACGGTAAATGCTTCACATGCACACACATATACCTCTGCTGGAAACTATACAATGATTGTGACTGCACAACCAGGTGGTTTTGGAAATACCGCTTCAATAACTGTTGCTAATCCGCTAACTCCTCCGACTTCTGTTTCTATTGCATCAGTTTCAAGAGCAACAGACTCTAGTGTAGATGTAAGCTTAAACTTTAGCGGTGGCACAGGACCTTACTATCAAATGTATTGGACTACAGCATCTACAGCTCCTGCAACCTCATCGTATGATGCTGCTTCCACTGGTTCACCAATACTAGAAACATTTAGTCCAAGTGCTGGATATCAATATTATTTCTATGTTAGATCATCTACTGATAATTTAGGTAATACTACATCAAATGGAAATTCTGCAGCTGGAACATATAGCGCTTATTCTTCGTTATCGCCAAACCCATCTTATACATTTACAAACCCAACTGGTGGTACCGCATCTATTAGTGGAAATACTTCAGTTGGTAGTACACTAACTCTTTCAACAGTAAGTCCAACCGCATCACCAGCAGCAACTGGAACAACTATTATCTGGAGAAGAGCAGACGGCGGTACTGGCGGAAACTCATTTACTGGCGGTACTATTCTTCAAAATGGAGGAACAACTTATGTGATTGATTCTCCAGTAGTCGCATATTCGTCTGTAGGATATGCAATACGTGCAGAAGTAACATTTAATAATGGTGTAGGTGCTCAAACTGCAAATAGTAATTCTATTGTAGTTACTGCTGCATTAACTAAGCTTGCAACTCCTACAAATGTTAATGCTTCAGATAACAGAACAGATGGTGTAAATGTTACATGGACAGCCGTATCTGGAGCAGCATATTATGGAGTTTGGTATGGGCCAACGCCATCATATGATTCTACCCCAGATTTTGGAGGTCCAAACAATCCAACTTTGATTACAGGAACCTCATATTTGGATACTGCTATAGGTGCTGGAGTAACAAGAGATTATTATGTACAAGCATTTAGAACTAATAATCCAACTGGCACAAAGAGTGAATGGGGTGGTCCAAACTCTGGAACAAGGCTTGCCGCTGTTAGTCCACCAACAAATGCTACTGTTCCTACATTAACTGGAAGCACCTCAGTAGGAAGCACAGTTACTTTTGGTGTTGGAACATGGAATAATAGTCCAACAAGCTATGATCTTAGACTATATAGGGGAACTCAGTTTGTTTCTAGTGGCGAAACTCTTGTAAAGTCTGCTGGAAATGTTACAAGTAGCACTTATACAATTACTGCAGCAGACTTTTCATCAGGACAGTTGTATTTAAGAGCTTTTGCTTCAGCATCAAATTCAGGAGGATCATCTGGACTTGTTGCTGGTCAAGAGATTGGTCCTATAACTTCTGGTGGAGGAGGTAGTGCGCCAGCTACACCTACAGGAGTTGGATTAACTGGTAGTGGAGTTGTAAGTTGGACAGCATCTTCTGGGGCAACCAGTTATGAAATAGAATTTTATACAGCACAGTCTGGTTCTGGTGCATCCGCTGCTGGTCCGTATTCTGTAACTGGTATATCTGGATCTCCATATCAACTTGTATCTCCGTATGCATCTCCAAATAACTGGGCCAGGGTTAGGGTTAGAGCAAGAAATGCCAATGGTGCTTCTGCTTACTCAGCGTGGGTACCATCAGAAACAACATATACATAGGATAAAAATATGATTACTAATGAAGATAAGCTAGAGATTGTTATTGAAAAACTAAATACATTAGAGTTTATTATTCAGTCTTATATAGATCATGCAGAAGATTTTTCTAATAAATATTCACTAGAAGATGTTCTGGCAGATTGTGATGCTAAAAAACAGGCATTGTTGCAAAGGCTACAAGAATTAGGCGGGGTATGGCAAGGTTAGCCATATCAGTCTATATGATATAATATAACATGGAGGAAAAATGACAATACTAACCAATGAAGAAAAGATAAATATTATTGACCAGCATAAGAGGAGTATAGAATACTCTAAGTATGGCTACGAAATATCTATCATTGAAGAAAATGCAGTCACTACTCCAAACCAGAATGTTATTGATTCTTTGAATCAACAGATATCTGATTTGAACAGTAAGCTTGCTGCTTTAGATGCTGAAATAGCAGCACTACAATAATATAATAGTGGGGGAAAAATGGAAAAAGCAGAATTAGTTATTGCTGCCTTACAGCAGCGTATTGGTGAATTAGTTTCTAATTATGAAACTCAGGTCGCTATATTGAGAGCAGAAATAACAAGCATGATTAATGAAAAGATTGACAAAGAAAAAGCAGCCAAAGATTTTTCTGAAGAAGTGGCAGCAAAAGTTGGGGTAGATCCAAATAATGGAGTGTAGAAGATGCAAAGGAAGAGTCTTCATAGATCGTCAATATAGCAATGTTGATCACATGGAGACCTTTTGCATTTTGTGTGGAGATAGAAAATTTTTTCATCCACCGTCAGAATCTCTGGAGGGAAGATGGCTACTGGAAAAGGAAAAATTGAGAGCCAAGAATACAATAACGAGCCTGTAATCAAGGCTAATAAAAAAATTTGGTTTTTAAATGGTGATTTAGTTAGACTTCACCATAGCTCTCGTTCTACGGGAATGGTAACTGTTTATAACATTACTAAAGATAGACTAGAAACATGTCTGCGATCTGATTTTAGAAGGCATAGACAAAGAGCGTACACTGTAGCAGATACTGCACGACTTGTCAATAGGCATCGCAAATATTTTCCAACTTTAATAAAGAATGGAATAATTCCTCCACCAACAGGAGCTAAAGTAAATGGTGAGCGTGGATGGCAAATAAGATCCTACTACTCTGAGTCGCAAGTAAAAGACATACGTGATATACTTGCATCTAGACATATTGGCAGACCAAGAAAAGATAATTTAATAACAAACAATATGACTCCTACGGCACAGGAGTTGACAAGAAAAACTGGCGATGGTATACTGGTTTATACGAAAACAGAAGACGGCAGGTTCATACCTGTTTGGGGAGAGAGCATTAATTAGCCTATGAAGGAGGCAGTGGTGGAAGAAAGAAAAGATACAAAGGTATCCGTTACGCTTGGATACACTCTTAATTTAGGAAATTTTCAATCCTTGCGTGTTGATCTTGGGGTTGTAGATTATACTCGTGATGGCGAAACTACTAACGATGCAATGGATCGTGTATATGCTTTTGTTGAAAGCAAGGTAGTTGAAAAAGTTCAAGAAGCTAAAGCAGAGATTACAGAGGAGTAATTGTGGCAGACCGCAAAGACCGAATGGCTTTGCTCAGTCGCTACAATAAGCTTCATTTGCAGAGATACGAGCAAAAGTCTAATCTCAATCTTAATGTTGAGCAATGGGCTGCAGATGCCCTAGTTGAATCCTATGGATTGGGTTCTTGCTATGATTTATTAGATTATTATTTCACAGTAGCACAGAATCCTAGTTGGAACTTTTTTGCTTATAATGCACAAGAAATTTTAAATGGTAGGTCTGCTACTGAACGAGATATAATGGAAAGACAAGAACGTAGAGAATTAGCAAGGAAGTGGTTAAGTGAATAACTCAGAAGCAAAACTAATATCGGCAGTTTTAGAAGATAAGCAGGTACATGTTCTTCTACAAGCAAATGTTGATTCAATGCTTAGAACACATGGAGATGTTTGGAATTTTGTAAAACGTTATACAGAAAGTAATGGCACCGTTCCGCCAGCATCTTTGGTTGTGGAAAAGTTTAGAGATTTTGCGCCAGTTCAGGGTGTCGGTTCTACAAAACATCATCTTGAAGAATTTCAGGCAGAGTATTTAAATGATAGCCTAAAAGATATTATCCGTAATGCTGCTACAGAAGTTCAAGGTGGCCAGGGTGTAAAAGCTCTAGAGCAATTAATTACAAAAACATCAGAGTTAAAAAAGAATACATCTGCTATTCGTGATATTGATGCAACAGATATTCAGTCTGCTATTACGTATTTTGAGAATGTTAAGAAGCAACAAGAGTTAGGTAAGATTGGAATTAAAACAGGCTTGCCAGGGTTTGACAACTACCTTCCTTCAGGAATTATGCCAGGCCAATTGGGGATTTTCTTGGCATATCCAGGTATTGGTAAATCCTGGCTTGCTCTTTACTTTGCCGTGCAGGCATGGAAACAGGGCAAAACACCAATGATCATCAGTCTTGAAATGTCTGAGACAGAAGTTCGTAATCGTGTATTTGCGATTATGGGTGAGGGACTATGGTCACATCGTAAAATATCTAATGGAGATATTGAAATAGATATGTTGAAAAAGTGGCATGAAAGTAAAATTTCAGGCAAGCCACCATTTCATATTATTTCTAATGATAGTGGTGGAGAAATTACTCCATCAGTTATTCGTGGAAAGATTGATCAATACCGTCCAGACTTTGTGATTGTAGATTACCTACAACTAATGTCTCCAAATCAAAAGTCTGATAATGAAACGGTACGAATGAAAAATCTTTCTCGTGAGCTAAAGCTTATGTCTATTAGTGAAGAAGTTCCCATTATTGCAATTTCTTCTGCTACGCCAGATGATGTTACAAACATGAGTACTGTCCCAACATTAGGACAAACTGCTTGGTCACGTCAGATTGCATACGATGCTGACTGGGTTTTGGCCCTTGGTCGTGCAGCCAATAGTGATATAATTGAATGTGCATTTAGAAAAAATCGTAACGGATTTATGGGAGACTTTTTAGTACAAGCAGATTTTGATAAAGGATATTACAGATACAAGGACTATGAAGACAAAAAATAACGAGATATATACATCACAACAAATACAAAGAGTACTAACAGGCGCAGGAATAGACATAGAGGCTGAGTACGGTACTGATTATATAATCTTCTGTCCTTATCATAACAACAATAGAACTCCCGCTGGAGAAGTATCAAAAGAATCTGGATTATTCTTTTGCTTTGGTTGCCAAACAACTAAAAATCTTATTGAATTAATTATGCATATGACTGGTAGATCTTATTTTGAATCTATCAGATATATTAAAAGCAAAGAGATTGAGACTAATCTAGAGGATGTAGTTAACAAAGCTCTTTATGCTGCCCCAGACTTTGTGCAATATGACGAGCTATTAATAAAAAGACTAGCAAAGCAGGCCATTGACAGTCCAAGAGCAACATCATATTTTGAAGGTCGTAGAATAACAAAAGAGTCAATGACTAAGTTTGATCTGGGCTATTCTGAAAAGCAAGACTCTGTAACTATTCCAATGCATTCTCCAGACGGTATGTGCATAGGATTTGTTGCAAGAACTGTACAAGGTAAAGAGTTTAAAAATACACCAGGACTACCTAAGAGTAAAATATTATTTAATTTACATAGAATAAAATCATCTAGTGTTGCATATGTAGTAGAATCATCCTTTGATGCAATCAGACTAGATCAAGTAGGTTTCCCCGCAGTTGCCACGCTAGGGGCTAATGTTTCATCAAGCCAGATGAAACTACTAGAAAAGTACTTCACAAATGTTGTGCTTGTGGCTGACAATGATGAAGCTGGATCAATTATGGCTGACCGCCTAATTGAGAAATTAGGGTCACTGGTTACTGTAGTAAAATTAGACAAACAATACAAAGATATAGGCGATATGAATGATGATGCTATTAAACAACTAGAATACTCATTTGACAACTCTATCATTGCTATGCTAAAATAGATAAAACTTATATAAGGAGAAAACATATGACTATTGTAAAGGGACTAAAAAATATTAACGCCCTAGTCGAAAAACCAAAATACGAAAGCACAGGAACAAAGGTTCGTTGGGTAAAGTTAGCTGACGGACAAGCAGCGAAAATTCGGTTCGTTAATGAACTAGATTCAGATTCTGCAAATTATAATGAAGACCGTGGTCTAGCGGTTGTTGTTTCAGAACACACAAATCCAAAAGACTATAAGCGCAAGGCAGCATGTACTCAGGAGTCTGAGGGTCGTTGCTTTGGTTGCGAGATGGCACGTAAAGAACCAAAGAGTGGCTGGAGAGCACGTCTTCGTTTCTATACCAATGTTCTAGTTGATGATGGTACAGAAGATCCATACATTGCAGTTTGGTCTCAGGGTATCAGCAAGCAATCAGCATTCAATACAATTCGTGAGTATGCACTTGAGACAGGTAGCATCTCAAACCTAACATGGAAGCTAAAGCGTAATGGGCAGGGAACTGAAACCAATTACACACTAATTCCATCAACTCCAGATTCTGAACCATTCAAGTGGGAAGGTAAAGAATTCTTTAACTTAGAAAAGGTAGTTCGTGAAGTTCCATATCCAGAGCAAGAAGCATTTTACTTTGGATTTGACACTCCCTCTGTTACTTCAACAAACATTGACTGGTAATAGATGAACTACGTTGGACTTCATGTCCACACCCATTATTCTCTAATGGATGGTGTGGCAACTCCGCAGGAATACGTCAATAGAGCAGTTGAGCTTGGTATGCAAGCAATTGCTATAACAGATCACGGAACTCTTTCTGGTCATCGTGAAATGTATCGTGCTGCGAAGGAAGCGGGTATTAAACCGATTCTTGGTATAGAAGGCTATATGACAACAAATATGGCTGACAAGAGGGCAAAGGCAGATCGTACTGACCCACTTGATCAAAACTATCATCATATAGTCCTTCTTGCCAAGAACCAACAAGGCTTAGAAAATCTTAATAAGATTAATGAAATTGCTTGGACTGAAGGATTTTTTAGTAAGCCAAGATTTGATTTTGAAACACTTGCAAAGTATAAAGAAGGTATTATTGTAACCTCTGCTTGCCTAAGTGGCTGGATTGCCAAAGCGGTAGAGCTAGATGAACTGGCTATTGCCAAGAAACATGTAGCATGGTTTAAAGAAACATTTGGTGATGATTACTATATAGAAGTAATGCCACATAACCCTGAGAAAGTAAATAGGGGATTAATTGATATAGCCAAATCTATGGGGGTTAAGATTGTAGTTACGCCAGACTGCCATCACTCAGATACAAGTCAAAAAGAAATTCAGGAACTTATGCTTATCTTGAATACTCATGCAAAATTACAAAAAGATGCTACATATGAAAAGTCTAAAAAGCATAAAGATATGATGGATAGACTAGACTATCTTTATGGCGCAGATCGTCAAATGTCTTTCCGCTCCTTTGATATTCATCTTCTATCCTATGATGAAATGAAAGCCTGCATGGCAAAACAGGGTATAGAAAATGAAGAGATGTTTAATAGCACTAATGAGATTATGAATAAGGTAGAAGACTATGATATTAAGTCTGGTCTTAACTTGCTACCAGTTCAATATAGAAATCCAGGAGATGAGCTAAAGAAACTTGCTCTAGAAGGTTTGAAAGAGCGTGGGTTAGATACAAATGAAGAATATTTGAATCGTCTTGATGAAGAGTTAAAAATTATCGGAGAAAAGAATTTTGAGCCATACTTCCTAGTTGTTCGTAACATGCTTAACTGGGCAAAGAAAGAAGGCATTATGGTTGGTCCAGGTCGTGGATCTTCTGCTGGTTCTTTGCTTTGCTATGCAATTGGAATTACGGATATCGATCCAATCAAGCATGGACTTTTGTTCTTCCGCTTTATTAATCCTGAGCGTAATGACTTCCCTGATATTGACTCTGACATTCAGGATTCTCGTCGTGATGAGGTAAAAGATTATCTTGTTAGACAGTATCGACATGTTGCTTCTATTGCAACATTTTTAGAATTTAAAGATAAGGGTGTTGTGCGAGATGTTGCTCGTGCACTAAACATTCCTCTTCCAGATGTAAACAAAGTTTTGAAGACTGTTGATACGTGGGATGACTTCTGCACATCAAGAAATGCAGAGTGGTTCCGTGATAAGTATCCAGAAGTTGTTGCGCTTGGAGACCAACTGCGTGGTCGTATTCGTGGTACAGGAATTCATGCTGCTGGAGTTGTAACAAGTAAAGAGCCAATATTTAAGTATGCTCCACTAGAAACTCGCAACGTAACTGGAGCCGATGATCGTATCCCAGTTGTGGCGGTAGACATGGAAGAAGCAGAAAGAATCGGTCTAATTAAGATTGATGCTCTTGGATTAAAAACACTGAGTGTTCTTAAAGATACGATTGATATTATTGAAGATAGACATGGTAAAAAGATAGATCTTCTTAAGATTGATATGGATGATAAAAATGTTTATCAAATGCTTTCAGAGGGATATACAAAAGGTGTATTTCAATGTGAAGCAACACCATATACAAACCTTTTGATTAAGATGGGCGTTAAAAGCTTAGCAGAGCTGGCTGCTTCAAATGCACTAGTTCGTCCAGGAGCAATGAATACTATTGGTAAAGATTATATTGCTCGTAAGCATGGTCGTCAAAATATTGATTATATGCATCAGATCTTAAAGCCTTTTACTGAAGAAACATATGGGTGTATCCTATATCAGGAACAGGTTATGCAGGCTTGCGTTGAGCTTGGTGGAATGACAATGGCTGAAGCTGACAAGGTTCGTAAGATTATCGGTAAGAAAAAGGATGCAAGAGAGTTTGATGTTTTTAAAGATCAATTCATTAAAGGTGCTTCTAAGTATATCGCTCCTAATGATGCTCTTGATTTGTGGCATGATTTTGAAGCACATGCGGGATATTCGTTTAACAAATCACATGCCGTTGCTTACAGTACTCTCTCGTATTGGACGGCGTGGCTCAAGTACCACTATCCACTAGAGTTTATGTTTGCTCTTCTCAAAAACGAGAAGGATAAAGATACAAGAACGGAGTATCTAATTGAAGCGAAAAGAATGGGCATTCCAGTTAAGCTGCCTCATATTAATGATTCGGATAAAGATTTTAAAATTGAGGGTAAGGGTATTAGATTTGGACTCTCCGCAATTAAGTTTATTTCTGATACCATTGCTGATCGTTATATTGCTGCTAGACCATTTACTTCTTTCAGGCAGGTAGAAGAGTTTACTTTTACAAAAGGCAATGGGGTAAATTCTCGTGCCTTACAGGCAATGAATGCTATTGGAGCTCTTACATTTCCAGACAACCCAGCCGATGCAGAGAAGGTTAAGGAAAACTTATACGAGTATCTTAACCTTCCTGAATTTAATATGCCAGTTCCACAACATTATTATGCATATATAAATGATATTGAGGAATATGAGGAAAAAGGCGCTTTTATTTTGATGGGTATGGTAAAATCAATTAAGAGGTCAAAAGGATGGTCAAGGGTAGAGTTGTTAGATAAAACGGGAAGTGTGGGGATATTTGATGAAGAGAATACCGCCATCGAAGCTGGTCGCACGTATATTATTTTGGCTAATGATAATCGTATTGTTAGTGCCGTACCTGCCGATGAAATAAAAGAATCTAAAGATCCACTTATCAAGTTCTTAAACTATAAAATGTTGCCATATAAAGAAGATGAAATGTTTGTTGTTTCATTTAAGCCTAGAGTAACAAAGGCTGGCAAAAAGATGGCTTCGCTTACTCTTGCAGACTCTGGAAGAGAGTTACATGCTGTTACTGTATTTCCAACGGCATTTGCAAAAGCATATATGAATGTAGAACCTGGTAATGTATACAAATTTGAATTTGGAAAAACAAAAGATGGAACAGTGATAATGGAGGACGTAGTAAATGTTTGATGAGTTAGCTGAACAAATACATAAAAATGCAGTAGACAAAGGATTTTGGGATAGAACGGTAGATCCTATATTTGTAGCAAAACAAATGATGATGATTGTTTCTGAAGTGGTAGAGGCAATGGAGGCTCTTCGTAAGGAGATGGATCCAGATCAAATGTCAGATGAATTTGCAGATATTATTATCCGTACCCTTGATCTCTATGCTGGTATGGTAGATGCAGGATATATGAAGAAATCTCTTGATTATGCTATTAAAGAAAAGATGGAAAAGAATAGTAATAGGCCACAGAAGCATGGGGTAAGATTCTAATGACATTAACAGTAGAGGAAGTTTTGGCTCAACTAAATCCCAAACTAAGAAAAAGCATCTTGGTTGGAGATGAGGTTCCAAAGACAGAATATGCAGAAACCCCAAGCTTTGGACTAAACCGTGCATTAAACGGCGGTTTGCCATATGGTAGACAAGTGCTTATCTGGGGTAGCAAGTCTAGCGCCAAGTCTTCTTTGTGTTTACAGATGATTGCTCTTGCACAAAAAGAAGGTAAGGTCTGTGCCTGGATTGATGCAGAAATGTCATATGATAAAGAGTGGGCAGATAAACTTGGTGTTGATACATCAAAGCTTATTGTTTCTCAGGCCAGAACTATAAATGAAATGGTTGATGTTGGAGTTAATCTAATGGAGGCTGGTGTAGATTTAATCGTTGTAGATTCAATAACATCCTTGCTACCAGCAATTTACTTTGAAAAAGATTCTACTGAGTTAAAGCAGTTAGAAAACACAAAGCAAATAGGTGCAGAATCTAGAGACTTCAGTAACGCATGGAAGATGCTTAACTATGCTAATAATAAGGTAAAGCCTACATTGCTTGTATTGATATCACAGTCTAGAAACAATATTAACGCAATGTATACAAGCCAACAGCCTACGGGTGGACAGGCAACTAAGTTTTATTCGTCTACCGTTATTAAATTATTCTCGTCTGAATCTGATAATCAGGCAATTAAAGGAAAGATACATGTTGGGGATAAACTCATTGAAGAAAAAATTGGTAGAAAAGTTCGTTGGGAGTTGCAATTTTCTAAAACTTCTCCAGCCTTCCAATCTGGTGAATATGATTTTTATTTTAGAGGCAGCGACGTGGGTATTGATACTGTTGGTGATCTTGTTGATACCGCAGAATTAGCAGGATTAGTTACACGAACTGGCGCATGGTATCAGTTAGAAGACGGAACTAAAGTGCAAGGTCGTGAAGGTCTCATTAATCGGGTAAGAGAGGATTTGGACTTGCAACAATCATTAAAAACCAAGTTATCAAATGTCTAATAACTTTAGTACATATCCTGGCAGGTTTCCATGCAAGACATGTAAGGAAGAAGTTAAAACTATCAGGATATACAAAAACACTGGAATGGGTACTTGGATGTGTTCTAAAAAACATTTATCTGAAGTTCATGTTTTTCAGGTAGGATATAAAAAGAAAAAGGATTATGAGCGAGAAGAACGAGAGTAAAAGGATAGGTGCTAAGCAGCACAAGAATTCTGGTAGAAATACAAAGAAGG